TTCTTTTGCTCTACCTGATATATCAACTTCTGTTAACTGCATTAGTTGGTGATTTAATTCTAACATATCTTTGCTGGCTAAAATTTCTGCTGCTAGTTTTGTTCCGTCATTTGAAGTTTCTATATGATTAAATATATCTTCAAGGCCTATTTTTTTCTCTTCAAATAATATAGGCAATCTTTTTTGAAGTGTTTTTGTACCAGCACCTCGGATCCCTGGAATATTATCTGAACTATCACCAGTTATAACTCTATACATTAAGAAGTTTTTAGAATCTAATGAGAATTCTTCTTTTATAGTATCTTTAAAATAGAATTTTTTCTTAGTTGGAGACCAGACCTGAACTCTATCATCTATTAGTTGTAGGAAGTCTTTATCAGTAGACATTATGATACACTGGCTTTTTGGATATACTTGTTGAGAAATATAAGCCATAGAGTCATCAGCTTCTATATTTTCTATAGACATAACACTAACTGGTAGTTGTTCTAAATACTGGGATAGTCTTTGTATTTGCTGAGCCATTGCTACTCTTTCGTCGTCAACACTATTAAACTCATTTATCCTAGTCATTCTGTGTTTTACCCTACGAGTTGCTTTATAATCTGGAAACAATTTTCTTCTACGTTGGCTACCACCTTTTCCATCAAAACAAATTATAACTCTAGTTGGCTTTATATTTCTAATAGCATAACCTATTGACATTAAAAATCCAGTAATTCCGCCGACATGTGTTCCGTTTTCATTTACTGTTGGTACTACGACAAATGCTCGTATAAAGGTATTTAAGCCGTCTATAATTAAAATTCTGTCATTTGCATCTTTAGGCATTTCCTGTTTTTCCAGGCTAGCCAGCATATTTAGGTATTTTTTATTCATATAGTAATATAATAAAATTTATTCAATTAGAAAAATCTGGGGTGAAAAGTTATTAACAAAAGGAAAAAGGACTTACAAAGCAATAAACCTGATGGGGAGTATGCTTATGCCTCAGACCTATCCTGTTGGTGGAGCTTCGTCTGTATGTTCTAGGTCATCAATTCCAAAATTTTCTATTTTGTAATCCATAATCACTTTATCACATATCTTTTTATATACTTCTTCCTTTAATGTTTCATCAGCTTCTAATTTTCCGTTCCAATCTTTTGAAAGAAACTTGATTTCTTCACCTGAATCTCTAGTAAGGGTATACCAACTACCACCTTGTTTAATCATGCCATAGTCTTTTAGAATTCTTAGCCATCCACCTAAATCATCTATTCCAGATTCAAAATAAATATCAAACTCTGATGTTCTTAATGGTGGGCCCATTCTGTTTTTAACTACTATACATTTAGTCTTGATTCCAACAACTTGGTCTTTTCCATTAACCTTCGCTTTAATTTGTCCAGCAGCTTTTAATCTTAGCCTACACGACGCATGAAATTGAAGAGCTTTTCCACCACTTGTTGTCCATGGATCACCAAACATTACACCAAGTTTTTGACGCAATTGGTTTGTAAATATCAAGGCAATTCTTTGGCGTCCAATCATATTTGTACACTTTCTCATTGCTTTTGAAATAACAATAGCCTTTCCAGTAGACCAACCATCTTTACTGTAATCTGCTTCTTGTTCTACTCGAGTTGTTGCGGCTGCTACAGAATCTACTACAATAGTTACTAATCTATCCTTGTCACTTTCTCTAACTTTACTAATGATGTTTTCTATAACTTCAAATATATCTTCAACTGTTTCCAACTGAATATACAATAGTTCTTTAGTATTAATACCTAAACATTCAAGAAATTCTTCATTTACTGCATTTTCAGTATCTATAAATACTGCTAATCCGCCTTTCTTTTGTGTGTTTGCAAGTATTTGTGCAGCTACTAAAGACTTTCCTGAAGCCTCCATACCAGTTATTTCGGTAATTCTACCAACTGGAATTCCACCATTAGGTCTATTAGCTATTGCTATATCAAGCATAGAAGAACCAGTAGATATCCACTCTGTTAAATCTGTTGGTGTCTCATCTGCTCCATCAAGAAAGTGTGCTACCTTAAAGTCTTTAAACTTCTTGTTTAAGCTATCAGCCAATACTTGGGCTAATTTATCTCTATCTTCTCGTTTATTTACCATATCTATTAGCTAAACAATTCGTCAAAAGCTTTACTGATATCATCAGTTTTACCTACTTTAGGTTGTTCAGTTGTAGTGGTTGCTGATGTTGTAGCAGTTGCAGCATTATTGGTAGTTTTATTTTCCCATGGTAAATCTCCAACATCTTCGCTTTCACCGTCTGGACTAAGCCAATTTTCTAGTGCACCTTTTAATTCGTCATATGAAACCTTCTTAAAAATACTAAAAATTTCTTGTTGTCCACTAACAATTTTATCAGCAAGAGCTTTGTCTTCAGTTGCTGGGGTTTGATTTGGTTTTACACGAATTGCAGTTTTTGGATATGTTCCTGCACCTTCTGATGGGGTAAATTCAACAACAATATCTCTACCATCCTTTAAGCCTGTAATATCACCGTAATCTGGATCAGAAATAAATCCTAATAATTCTGCATATACTTGTTTACCGAATCCCCAAAATTTAACACCTTCACCTTCTTCACCACGTACAATTACTGGTACATAAACCCTCATTTTAGGCTCTAATTTTTTAGAAAGTTTCCAATCATCTGAATTTCCAGTTGATTTTAATTTTTCTGCAAATTCTACTACTGGGTCAGATTCTCCATGAGTTACTGGTGAAAGATAGTTTCTTTTACCTAAGTCATAATGGAAAAATAATTCTAAGAACGGATTATCTGTATCATGTTGGTAAGGTACTATTCTTACTTGATTTTTACCTGGACTTGGTTTCCATAAGCTGGATGTCCTTGTTGTTTGAGACTGTAAGTCTCCTAATTTTTTGCGGATTGCATCTAAGTCAATTGCCATTTTTTTTCTCCTGTTTTAATTATTATTTAGTTAATATAATAAAAATAACTTACACTATAAAACTTTTTGTAAGTTATTTTCATATTTTTTTTGGTACGATTGTACCGTTAATTCTTTTGCTTTTGATTCTATAACTACATCTATATCCAGGCCATAATCTTTTATTTCATTGACTATATAGTCTGAATGAGCTTGAACCTTTATCTTACTGACTTCCTTATGTAGTTGTGCTATTGTTGGCCAGTCTTGTAATGCATCTTCTGTTATATTATTTTTTAACATTATTTCTTCTACAATTAATGTTTGTTCTTGTCTTCTAGATTCTGAGTAGTGAGTACATTGTTTTATATTGCCCCATGTTTTTGATGCTAGTTTAAGGGCTTGTTCTTCACACATATCACCTGTGCAAAATTGGTGGTGGTGATAATCAAATACAATAGGTATACCAACTACTTTGTATACACCTTCATATAAGTCTCTGACAGAATACATAGATGCTTTATCATCATTTTCAACAGTAAGTCTTGCCTGGACCGATGGTGATGTTCTTAGGTAATTTTTACAAAATCTTTCAAGTGCAGATTTTTTATCTCCATATGCACCACCTACGTGTATATTAATTTTAGACATACGAGACTTTGGTAAACCCATAAGATCCATAATTTGCGCAGACTTATCTAATTCATTTATAGCATTTGCAACTACTTTTTCGCTATGAGATGCCAATACACAAAATTGTCCCGGGTGAAATGATAAACGCTGATTGTTATCCATTGCCAGTTTACCAACAGCCTTTAATAATGCACAAATTTCTTGATAATCAGGTAAATCTTTAAATTCATATTCAGACATCCAGGGCATCATATCGCTAGACATTCTATACACCTTTATTCCATTTTCATTATTCCAATTTACAAGCTTTAATAAATTAGTAATATTATGAACAATTAATTCTGAGGCATAGTCTATACCTTTTGCATCAAATGTTCTACGTATCATACTTCTGTTACATGATATGCCTTCTTTACTGAGGGTCATATTTATACATGCGTATCCTAGTCTTTTTGCCATAGTTTAATTTTATATAGTAATATAATCAATTTGTTTAACATAAAAAAATTCTGAGTGAAAAGTTATTAACATTATTTCCAAAATAATTGTACACAAATTATACCAGCTGATAAGATAAGTGACGTTAATGTTTTTAAAGAAATGCCTTCTCCCATAAAATACCATGTTAATATTGCATATGAACTTATTCCAAGTGCAAAACCTAAGAATCTACCTGGCCAAAGAAGACCATCGAAATGTTCATATGCATATCTAGTTGCTACAATAAAAGCATAC